TTTTAAAAATTTATATGGAGTTGGGCCTGCTGACCTCATAGCAATAAATGAAAAAGGAGCGGTAGAAATATTTGATGTAAAGACTGAAAGTTATCGTAAGACTTGGAAACCAGGAACACGTATATGTAGAGCACTGACATTAGAGCAAAAAAGATTAAAGATGAAATTTATATTTGTAGGAAAGGATGGCAAATGCACAGTAAGATTAAGATAATACTTGGACCACCTGGCACAGGTAAGACTGAAAATTTACTGCGGATCGTGGACCAGGAGCTTAAAGATGGCACTGCACCGGACAGAATAGCTTTTGTTAGTTTTACTACTAAAGCAACAAACGAAGCACGTGATAGAGCAAAATCAAAGTTTAATCTTACAGATAAGGATTTACCATACTTTTGTACGCTGCATGCTTTTGGTAAAAGGCAAATGGGATTTACAAAATCAGAGGTTATGGACAACAAAGATTATGCAGAATTTTCTGATAAGTATGGTGTAGAATTAAAAAGAGTGTCAGCTGATTGGGAAGAAAATGGAATGGTGTCAACAGACAATAAATATTTAAGAGATATAAATAAATCAAAGATGCAGGACCAGGAGCTGCAAGAGTTTTATAATAGTTCTAATTTAGATTACTCTTGGGATGAGTTATTGTGGGCTTATCGTTCTTTTGAAGATTACAAACAAACTTATAATAAATTTGATTTTACAGATATGCTTACGCAGTTTGTAGAATTTGGCACCACACCTCCTCTAGACGTTGTAATAGTAGACGAAGCACAAGATCTTACAAAATTACAGTGGAGAATGTGTAAAAAAATATGGGAAAAAAGTCAAAGAGTATATGTCAGTGGAGATGATGATCAAGCTATATTTAGATGGATGGGTGCAGATGTAGAACACTTAATAAACATGGATGGTGAAGTAAGCGTTCTTGATCAGTCATATAGATGCCCTTTATCTGTTCATAGAATAGCTCATGACATTGTTCAAAGAATAGATAAAAGAAGACCAAAGCAATGGAAACCAAGAGATGTTGAGGGTGAAGTTAGATTTCATCAAGATGCTAGGTTCATAGACATGAGTGAAGGTAATTGGCTTGCTTTGGCAACTTGTGGGTACATGTTAGATGATTTGCAAATGGATTTAAAAAATTTAGGATTACCTTACACTATAGATAATAAACTACCGATAAAAGAAAGTTTAATAAAAGCAGTTAGTGCGTGGAATAGATTAGAAGATCAACCAATATCTTATTCTGATGTCATGGCAATTTACTCTAATTTAAAAGTTGGTGAAAATATAGAAAGAGGATATAAAGGAGGTAAGACATTGGAAGAAAACAAATCTTATATTCTTGAAGAATTAATAATGCATCATGGGTTAATGAATGTTGATCAACCTTGGGATGTCACTTTTAAATCTATGGGTGACACAGAAAAATCTTATTTAAAATCTTTAGAGTTACATGGTGGTTTGGATAAAAAACCAAAAATAAATTTAAGCACAATACATAAATCAAAAGGTGGAGAGTGCGATAACGTAGTGTTAATGACAGATTTATCACGCGCTAATCAGGATGAAATGGAGATTAATTCTGATGACACAAATCGAGTATTTTATGTAGGGGTGACGCGTGCTAAAAAATCTCTACACATAATTGAACCACAAAAAGAAAGAGGATTTATAATATGAACAAAGAAGAAATATTAATAAAAGCTAAAGATCTTGTGTCAACAGACAGAAATAAAACACATGGTGACGCTTATAAAAATCATGCAGATATAGCAGAATATTGGAATTTATTTTTAGATGATAAATTAAAACCTATGGCAAACATTACTCCTAGCGATGTTGCTATTATGATGATACTATTAAAAATATCTAGAAATAATAAAGGAGAGAAGTTTAACATAGATAACTTTGTCGATATGGCAGGTTACGCAGCAATAGCAGGTGAAATAGATGACACAGGATCTTTTTAAGAAAAACGAAGTAAAAGCAGAGTGGCTACATCCCACAGAGTTTCCGTCCATGAAGGGCAAGGATGTGGTGGCTATAGATTTGGAAACTTGTGATACTGAACTTAAAAAGATGGGTCCTGGTTGGCCTAGAAAAATGGGTAAAGTCATAGGTATAGCAATATCTAGTGGTGATTTTACAGCTTACTATCCTATAGATCATGAGGGTGGTGGCAACATGGATAAAGATCAAGTTATAAAATATATAAAAAACGTATGTGAAGATGAATCCATACAAAAAGTATTTCATAATGCACAGTATGACATTGGATGGTTGAGTGTAATAGGTATAGAAGTAAAAGGTTACATACACGACACAATGATAGCTGCCGCACTATTAAATGAAAATAGATACTCATTTACATTGAACAGCATGGTTGCAGAGTATCTTGGTGAATTTAAAAACGAATCATTATTAAGAGCAAAAGCAGAAGAACTAGGGCTAGATCCTAAAGCTGATATGTATAGATTACCGGCAGAGTTTGTAGGAGAATACGCAGAAGCTGACGCAAAACTTACATGGCGTTTACATGAAAGATTTATAACGGAGATAGAAAAGAACGATTTAACTAAAGTATATGACATAGAGTGTAGATTAATACGTGTTATATTTAACATGACAAAACGTGGCGTAAGAGTTGATATGGACAGAGCTCAAGGTCTTAGAACAAAGTTAAGAAACAAGGAAAAAAATTATCTTAGAAGAATAAAAGATATAGTTGGGCAGGATGTGCAGATCTTTGCAGCACGGTCAGTGGCCCAGGCATTTGACAATGTTAATTTAGAGTATCCTCGTACAGCACTTGGTGCACCTAGTTTTACACAAACATTTTTAGAAACACACAAACACGAATTGCCTAGAATGATTACAAAAGCACGTGTGTTAAATAAATTACAAGGCACATTTATAGATGGCATATCAAAACATATACATGAAGGTAGATTACACGCACATATAAATCAAATACGTGGAGATAATGGTGGCACAGTGACAGGTAGATTTTCTATGTACGCACCAAATTTACAACAAATGCCAATAAGAAATGAGTATGGGTCTGAGTTACGTAAACTATTTGTACCTGAACCAGGAGAGTATTGGTTGTCTGCAGATTATTCACAACAAGAACCACGCATACTTACACATTTTGCAGTGTTAAATAAGAACGAAGGAGCAACAGAAGTTAAAGAAGCTTTTGAAAAAGGATTAGACTTTCATAAACAAACAGCAGAAATGGCAGGAATAGACCGTAAATTAGCTAAAACAATAGGTCTAGGGGTAATGTACGGCATGGGGTATAAAAAGATGGCTGTGGATCTAGATATAGCCCCTAGTGACGCTAAAGAAATGCTAAAAGAGTTCAGAGAAAAGGTGCCATTTATGCAGGGTATGTTAGAGGCTGTAATGAATCGTGCAAATCAAATAGGGTCTATTAGAACTTACCTTGGAAGAAGATGTAAGTTTGATATGTGGGAACCAGCTTGGTATGATCCAGGTGTGTTTCATAAAGCGGTATCTCATGATGAAGCGCTGACAAAATGGGGTGGATCTATTAAACGTGCTGGTACATATAAAGCATTAAATAGACTAATACAGGGCACAGCTGCGGATCAAACTAAAAAAGCTATGGTTGATATATACGAACAACTAGGTATAATACCACTAATACAAGTTCATGATGAATTGAACTGTAGTGTTAAATCTGATAAAGAGGCTAAAGAAATTAAACACATTATGGAAAATTGTATAAAATTAGAAGTTCCGTCAAATGCTGACTATAAAATAAAAGATAACTGGGGTGATGCAAAATGAGTAAGCCAGGATATAGAGATCAAGGTAAAAAAAGAGCTGAGATAAAGAAAAATAATTTTGCTATAAATCCAGAGCAAATGGAGTTTGAGAGAAGAAAAGTTCTTGAACAAATGTCAACAAAAGTTGATCAAAAAAGACTTAACAACATGGCTGCAGTGGCAGCTACTGAAGAACCAAAGTATTATAAAACTACAAATTTAACAAAAAGTGGTACACCTGCTGAGTATGATAGCACGGAGGGAAAGGGCGAACAACGTGAACCTACCATGCGTATTCTATCATTAGGAGCTGGTGTTCAATCCTCATGCCTTGCGCTCATGGCACAAGAGGGATTAACAAAACATAAACCGGATTACATGATATTTGCAGACACAGGGTGGGAACCTAAGTTTGTATACGAACACGTAGAATATTTAAAAAAGGCTATAACTATTTGTCCTATCGTTACTGTTCAAAGAGGAAACATCAGAGAAGACCTTATTAGAGCAGCGAACCCAATACCAGGGTCTAAGGAAGAGGAGAAATCTTTCGCAGGACGTGTGCCCAACCCGCCGTTGTTTGCATCACGTCCTAACGAAGGAGGAAAGAAAAGAGTAGGTATGTTGTATAGACAATGTACACACGATTACAAAGTTATACCAATACAAAAAAAGATAAGAGAATTATTAGGGGTAAAACCAAAACACAGAGTGCCTAAAGATGTAATTGTAGAGCAGTGGATAGGTATATCTACAGATGAAGCAATGCGTATGAAGAATGCAAGATTACCATGGTTGCACTCACGTTGGCCTTTAATAGAAATGAAAATGTCTCGTATGGATTGTCTTAATTGGTACAGAGATATAAAGAAACACCCTATGCCTGGTAAGTCATCGTGCATAGGTTGCCCTTATCATCACAACGATCAGTGGAAAAATATGCAAAAGAATTATCCTGAGGATTTTGAAGATGCATGTGAAGTTGATGATAAGATTAGACATGGTTTAAAGAATACAGAAACAGAATTGTTTTTGCATAAATCAGCGAAACCACTTCGCGATATAGATTTCTTAGAACCAAAAAAACAACCATCACTATTTGGTGAAACTTTTGATGAAGAGTTTGCTGATGAATGTGAAGGATTATGCGGAGTATAGAATGAAAGAAAAAATATTAAATAGAAAAAAAGAATTAGAAAAACAAATGACTGATCTCGTCAACAAAATCAATCAAGGTAGAGATGCCATTAGGAACATGGAGTCAAGTGTTGGACAAATTCAAGGAGCAATACAGCAGTGTAATTGGACAATAGATGAAATGGAGATGAAAGATGACGAATCAATGGCGAAAAAATGAAGAAATGGCCGTTTGGGGCTATGATAAAAAAACGGCGGAATTCCGGGAAATAAAAAAGGCCAAAAACGACCCGCTAGCGGGGTTTAAACGGATGACCCGGGTGATTCTATGGGGAGGTTTGAGCATTTTTTACTTCTTTATCTTCTTTTTAATACTTTCAGGATGTTCATACATAAAAAGTGGTGGGATGCAAGATGATGATGAAATAATAATCGAGGACCTTGAACCTTTGCCTAGTGTAGACAAAGTTGCATGTATAAAATTACAAGATAGTTGCAATGTCTAAATACATTTTACAAAGCTACAAAGAAAAAAGAAAAATATATCCATATGAGGAGACAACAGCGTACTACTATGGACCTAAACAAAGCTGGATGAAAGAAATAAAAGATGAGAAAAGTATGGACAGAGGAAGAAATAAAATTAGCAAAAGAATTAAAAAGAAAATATAGCGCATCACAAGTTGGATTGTATTTTGGTGTAACAAAAAATTCTATTATAGGATTGTTGTATAAAGAAAAATTAAAAGAAGGATATGTGCCGGCTCCTGATTCTAAATACACCGTAAGAAAAAATTTATGATTCAAAGAAAATTAGAAAGATATTTACAAATACTAAGTAACATAGATTCAGATCAAGATAAGTTTTTATGGATTATGGATTTTGGTAAAAACTCTAAACTTATGGAAGAAGAATATAAAATTAAATCATTTGAAGTTCCTGGATGTCAATCACAGACATGGTTGGTACCACATTTTGTAGAGGATAAAATATATTTTAGTGCTGATTCAGCTGCATTGATTAGTAAAGGTATGGTCTGCATTATTGCGGACGTGTACAGTGGATCTAGGGCCCAGGATATAAGTGAGTTTGATCAGAAAGAGTTTGAGAAAATGAATCTTGATTCTTTATTAACGCCAGGCAGAAACAATGGCGTACATGGTATGTTAAAAAAAGTAAAATCTTATGCTACTTAGATAGCGGATTGCCAGCAGCTTTTTTAATTTCTTTTATTTGTATATCTTGTAGTTCGTTTTCTTTTGATACAATTGCTGTAGCTTTGCTTAACTCTTCAACAGCTTCTTCTAATTCCCAACCATATTCTTCTAATGCTTGTAGAGCATCATATATGGGTTGTAGGTCAGCTGGTTCTGGCAGCATAGCTATCTGCTCTCTAACTTTACCTATCTCTTTAAATACAGATGTTAAATCAACAGGTACAATTTTATCGTCTACTTTTTTAATTCTATCAATTAAATCTACTTTGTATTCGTTAGCATATAATAAAGCTTCGTCTATCTTTGCAGCTAGTTCTTTATCTTTCGCTACAAGTGGTGATAAATCTACAGATGGTGCTGATTCTATTGCGTCAAGACGTGTATTAAACTGGCCCCAGGTGTAAAAACCTCCGCCTATGGCCCCTATAACGCCTATTAATGCAGCGTATGTTGATAATTTTTCTATAATTTTCATTAGTTACCTCTTAATAGTTTGAGTTCTAGCATAATGCCAGCTTTTTGTATAGCCAATTCTTCTAGTTCTTGTTTGTACACAGTTACAGGATCTGTTTGTATATAAGCAACCAAGGTGACATTTGTATATATCTCCTTATTGTACTGAATCATGCTTGCTTGATCAAAAAAATCGTTATTTACGTCGTATTTGAGGCCGCTATCTTTATAAAAATCCTTACTTTCGTATGAATCTAAGCTAACGACCTCCTTAAATATGTCTTTTGGGTTGACTTGTATCTTTATTTCGCCAACATCTACGTTTTTAATCTTTATAGTCTTGCTGACTTGAATGTTTTTAGTTTTAATTCCTCCGTCGTCAGCGACATCTGTTTCTTCAATTGATTCTTTCTCATCCTCAACAGTCTCTGAAACGCTTTCTTCCGATCCCGACTCTTCTTCCAGTGCTTCTTCAGAACTTTCAGTAGGTTCTTCATTCTCTTGGGGTTCTTCATTTTTAGCTACCTCCATTTCTTCTGCTTCTTCAGCAGGCATTTCCATGGTATCTTCCTCTGTTTCAGGTTCCATGTCAACACTTTCTTCTTCTTCTATTTCCATTTCTGTAGGTTCTTCTTGCATTTCTTCCATTTCAGGCATATCATTTTCAGCCATTTCAAAAAATTCTTCTTCTATTTCCATGTCATCTGACATCTCCATAGCCACCTCTTCAAATTCTTCTGGCATTTCTATAATTTCAAATTCTTCTGGCATTTCATAAACAGAAAAATCTTCTTCCATTGTAAAACTGTCATCAAAATAAAAATCTTCTTCCCAAACAAAATACTCTTCTTCAAATATAAAATCTGGTTCTTCAAAAATATCTTCTGGTATGTCAGGTATATTTTCTTCTATGTTATCTATGGCTTCCTGTGCATCTTCATTAATAGGAGGTATGTCATCATATGTTACGTTTAATGTAACATTATCAACATCTGGTCCACGATGAGAATCATCATAGGCTGTGCCTGCAGTTTCATTAAATAATTCTGCTCTGATGGTAATATCTGTTTGTGTATTTGAACCTTCAATGTGTACATTTGTATAGTTTGTAAACTTATTGCCAGTTGAACTGCTAGTGCCAGTTATTTCTCTAATCTGTGTAGATACTGAGCCATCAGCGCCTGTAATAGTTTGTTTAAGAGTAAGTGTATTTTCTATGTTATTCCAAAACCATGCATCTGCTGCCATGGTTGAGGTAAAACCTTGATTCATTTGTTGTTGTGTTAAATGGCCATCATCAACTAGATCTACATCCTGGTACACATTATCTTCTTCATGTCCCTCAAATGCTAATACACCACCACTGCTGTCCATGTCTGTTTCATATGGAAATCCATTCCAAGCGCCATGGGTGTGAATACCGTGGTCACCGTCTGTTGACCAACCAGTTGTGGTTGTGGTGCTGCCAGTTCCAAAGGTGGAATTGTTAAGAATATTTCCTGTGTTTACTTCTGTGCTAGTCGTTGTGGACGTTAACAGGCACAGGGTCAATAACAGGCTCGATATCGCTAACTTCATCTTGCTCCTTTAATGTAAGCAGTTCTTGTTCAATTCTCTCTGCCTCTAGTCTTGCAGCTTCTGCTTCTTCTGCAGCTATACGTTCAGCTTCTATTCTTTCTAACTCTGCAATTTCTGCATTTACTCTTGCAACTACTTCTTGTTTTGCAATGTGTTGTTCGTAATCAGGTCTTAGTTCAGGATATTTTTCCCACATTTCCGCGGCCTGTGGACCTATGAGGCCTGAGTATGGGCACGGTGTGCCTGCAGCTTCCATCGCAGAAAAAACACGTTCATCTTGACACAATACTGCCACACTAGCCACTTTCATGCCAAAATCTTGTAAAACTTTTGCAAGTTTAATACGCTCGCAGTTTTCGTCAACCACATGCTTACCTCCTGATATGCCAAATACACCAGTAGAAACAGATCCACTAACACCCATGCTACATACATCTTGGCTCATGGACGAGTAAGATGGTGAGTTAGCAGATGGTGGTGGTACATCTGATCCGTTAGTTGTAGATGTATTTGTAGTAGTGGACGTGGTTGTGTTTGTTTGTCCATCATTATTGTTTGTAGTTGTTGCTGTATATCCACCTGTAATATTTGTATTAGAGCCGGATGTGTTTGTTTGAGTGTTGGTGTCATTAGCAAATGTTGCTGTGCTTACACCAAGTATAAAAGTTAGAATTAATATTAGTAATATGTTGTCTTTCATTTCTCCTCCAGAAGAAAATTATAAATTGATTGTTTCGTCGAATAATCCTTCTATATGGTATGACTCTGCTTCAAAACAAAAAGATTGAAAATGTATACCTTCATCCCCTTGGCTGCGTGCATAAGCTTTAAAATCATCTATCATTATTTGATTGTACGACTCGCATGTCTCCATGTCTGGATATATATACCCTTGATATCGTACTGATGGCCAATTTGGCATCGACGTTATTATTATTGCCATCACTATTTTTATCACTATTTCCTCGCATATAGTATTTTTCTGGTTTGTATTTTAACCATTTTCTAAACTTATACCAGATCTTTCTTGCCATGCCGTTACTTGTCCTTAAATAGGACCCTCACTGCTCGAATGAGCAGCGTATGAGAGTCCACTGGGTGAAATGAAGTTGAGAATTTAGTTATATGTTACAAGGCGTTACGAGTAAAGTTTTTTCTTGACATGATTTGCGGCAGAAAACTGCGAAATAAAGTTCTTGAAATGTTTTGGTAAGAATGTTATAAGAACATTAAATGAGGATGGTGCAACATTCTCCGAGTATGGCTGAACAACTGTAACAAGGTAGTAAGGCACACTTGAGGAACGATAGGGTCAACTGACTGAAGGGTCCAAGGGTGGTACTGAAGTACTAGTTAACATCAGAAAATGTTGACTTGTCGGGAAAAGGTTGGGGGTAGTCAAAGAACCCCCCTACTCACTAAAAGAAAGTAAATATGATAAGCCAGAAAGCATTTAACACTTGGTTACAAAAAGCCGAGAAAGGAGATAGGATAACATACTACAGAGGATATCTGTGTGATCCCTATCTACAACCAATAGCACCAACTGCTGACCGTGACAGAGTCAAAAAATTAGGAAAGTCAGTCCTTAATGTTGCGGAAGCAGGGCTATTGTTATTAACACAAAAGAGACACGCTGATTTTGATTACGAATATATAGCGATAAGAAAATGATTTGGACATTGTTTTGGTTTTTTCTTATACCTATAAAGTTTTATATAGCATTTTATCTATTGATATGGATCTATAAGGTATTTGCATACATGGTAGGAATATGAGCCCAGTAGTAAAAGAAGTAAACGTGCGAGAAGAATTAAAACGTGCACAAGATAAGTTTTATAGTTCTATGTTTGAAGAGGACGAAATTGAAATGTGTCTTGCGCATGCAGCTATGAATTACTACGAATCAATGAGTGATTCGGAGGTTTGTCCAGAATACCCAGGATTTTAAATGAAGAAAAAAAACGTACCAAATACACCAGAAGAAAAAGCACACGCAGCAAAACGTGATTCTATAATAAAAGAACGTCCACAAGAATGGGAACACATACAAAGAGAAAGGCAAAAGATACGACAACAAAGAACAGAAGATGCATTATCAGATTCATATATTAATCCTACTGATCCTACAGTGACGTTTACACAGCCTGTTGAGGGCACAGAGATAGGTGGTATGAAGGCTTTTAATGTAGAGAAAGGTGAAGAAAAGCATACATATCAGATAGTTACGAAACGTGAAATCACATTTAGTTACATGATTCGTGCGAAGAATGAAGAAGATGCAATGATCAGAACATTGTCTTTTGTTAGTAAAGATGGTAGTGGTCAACGTGAGGATGTAAAAAGACCCATGTATAATAGTAAACCTATGATACGTGAGTGGATAGAAAAGATAGTTAAAGTATCTTAATGGACATCAACAATGTTCCAATGGTGCGTGTGACGTGGCGTGATGCCCGTGATACAGAAACTGGTTGGATAGACGTTAAAGATATCATAGCAGCACCGTTAGCGACTTGCCAGGAAGTTGGCTGGATGGTGGTGAATAATGATGAGAAGATAGTGATTATGCGATCGTGGTGCTTGGACCGGGATGACAATCATGGGGGTGGTGCAATAGCATTACCAAAAGGATGGATAACAAAAATAGAATATTTACAGGTGACACATGCAGACGTACGAAATTAATTTATGGAAAGACAAAGTAATAGTAGAGAAGATTGTAAAACAATTTGATAGCGATGATAAAGTATTAGAGTATATAGCTAATAATTTTGATACTAGACCTAGCCCAGAATATCCTGGTATGGATCCAAATAGAGGTTACATAAGACCAAAAGCTTCTGATTACATTATTACATGGGCACGTATAAACACATATGTGCGTAAAAAAGGACCAAAAAGAATAGAACTTACAGAAGAAGAGAGAGAAATACAAAAAACATTAGAGAGATCTATTACAAAAGAAGCAATAGATGAGTGGGGAGAACAAGAAATGTTAAGCACAGTAAGAAAAGATTACTGGAGTAACCCAAATGCAAAAGGATTAGAGGAGAAAAGATGAGTATTGGCAAAGGTATTGGCAGTAACAAAAAAGGTTTGACACCTAAACAGATGAAGTTTTTGGCTAAAATTAAGGCTTTTATTAAGGCAAATGGCTACTCACCATCGTATGAGGAGATAAAACAGATGACAAACATGAAGTCTAAGAGTAATGTGCATGCATATGTACAATCGCTAAAAAAGCGCGGATACATTGACGATATCCCGTATTCTAAACGTAGCATCGTAGTATTATAGAAAGTATTGTATTGTGCGCAGGATGCTAAAAAGTTTTTTTATTTTTTTATTTACCGGGATTTGCCAATACCGTAATACCTTTTCCCAATTCTCTATATGGGATAAGGGATACCAGGTATTACGAAGGTATTACGAGTTCATGGGTAAAGGACGAAAAAACAGTATTTTGGAGATAAAATGAGTGAAAAAGACATATATAACAACAAGTTAGAAGAGATTGAAAAGAAGGTGGTCCGTAATACCATTGCCAATACCAGAGACATGGCATTGAAATACCCAAAGGGTGAAGATGGATTGACAGATAGACAACGTATATTTGTAGAGATATACGTAAAAGAGGGTGGTAGATTGACACCAACAGAATGTGCAAGACAAGCTGGATATAAACCTGAACGTGCAGCAACAACAGCATCAGAATTACTGAATGTTAAGAAATATCCTAAAGTGGTACAAATGGTGAACAAAAAAAGAAATGAGTTGTTTGAAACACACAAGGTAGAAATGAAACAACACGTCACAGAATTAGCTAGGCTACGTGAGAAAGCATTACAAGACAAATCGCATAGTGCTGCTATCAATGCAGAGAGATTGCGTGGACAAGCTGCAGGATTGTATGTAGAGAGAAAAGAAATAAGAACAGGATCAATTGATGATATGTCGAGAGAGGATGTTTTGAAACAACTAAAGGAGTTAGGTTTAACAGGTGAGTTCAAGAAAGAAGGTGTCAACACAGTCTTATCAGTCGAAGAGAAATCCAGTGGCGAAAGAATTAAAGACATCACAGAAGTATCATCAGAGAGTAACGAAGAGCAAGAAAAAGTATGACCGCAAAACCGGAAACAAATTTCTGGAAGAATTTAAAGACATGTTTAGAAGATGGTAACTTCCTTGTATCTCGTATTGAGTCCTACGCTACGCCAGGATTCCCTGATTGCGTTGCTTTTCACAAAGACACAGGATTCGTAACGTTAGAATTGAAGGTGTTGAAACGTAGCAAGAAAGGTACCGAAACGGTACTAATATCACCACTACAAAATGCTT